CGGCTGGGAGGGGGGGGGGTGTCCCCCCCCCGGGCGCCCCCCCCCCCCCCCGGTCGGGTGAGACGGCAGCTAGCTGGAACTACGAAGTCACCAGAACTGGCGAGAACTGGAAGATCACCTGGACAAACTCACACGTAAACAACGGCGTAAACATCGCCGTCATCTTGCAATATGGTCACGGTACCCGTAATGGCGGGTATGTCGTCGGCCGAGACTACATCAACCCCGCGATCAGGCCCGTATTCGACAAGATAGCGAAGAAGGCCTGGAAGGAGGTCACTAAGTAGTGGCTACTATTGATGAGCGGGTAGTCTCGCTCAAGATGAATAACAAGCAGTTCTTGTCCGCAATCAAGGAATCCGCGTCCAGCATGGACCGACTCAAGGATTCCTTGAAGATGCAGGGGGCTGCAGACGGTCTTTCTCGAATTGGCGAGATAGCTAAGAATACGACTCTAGGCGATCTGGCCACGAAGGCCCTCGATATCGGCAAGAACATGACCGTCATGCAGGGTCTTGCCGTAACTGCGTTCGGCGGAATCGGTGTTGCGGCGCTAAACGCGGGTCGAAGCGTGGTCTCCGGCTTCATCGGTACCATTAAAGATGGCTTTAATGAGTATGAGCTCAAAATGAGAGCAATTCAGACCATTATGGCCAACACAGTTGAGAAGGGGACCACCCTTAGCGAGGTTAAGACCTCCCTGGCCGAGCTGAACACCTATGCTGATAAGACGGTATACAGCTTCAGCGACATGACTCACGCCATTGGTCTATTCACCGCAGCTGGTGTCGATCTTCAGACATCTGTGGCGTCAATTAAGGGTCTGTCTAACCTCGCAGCGGCCTCAGGTTCAACCGCCCAGCAGACAGCCACGGCATACACTCAGCTTTCTCAGGCTATCGCGGCTGGCGCAGTCCACCTTCAGGACTGGAACTCGCTAGTCCAGGCCGGTATGGGTGGTGAGTCATTCAGGAATGCCCTTATCGAGACCTCCCGAATGATGGGTACTGGTTATGATGAGGCTATTGCTAAGGATGGGAACTTCCGAGAATCCCTGAAGGAAGACTGGCTTACTGCCCAGGTCATGACGACCACCCTTACTGCCCTAACGAATGACCTCTCTGAGGCTCAGCTCGTTGAGATGGGTTACTCTGAGGAGCAGGCGCATAAACTTAAGCAGTTTGCTCAGGGTGCCTTCGACGCCGCCACCAAGATTCGAACCTTTAGTCAGTTAGTAGACACCACTAAGGAAGCTATCGGCTCTGGGTGGGCAGAGACATTCGAAATTCTATTCGGTGACTTTGAAGAGGCATCGGTTCTATTCACGTCTATTGGCGACTGGCTCGGTGGTGTTATTAAGGCCAGCGCTGACGCGCGAAACGGATTCCTCCAGATGTGGAAGGACCTTGGCGGACGCACCGCCCTCGTTCAGGGTCTGGCCAATATCTTCTGGGCCATTGTCAAAGTTCTCGGACAGATCGGAACTGCCTTCCGACGAGTGTTCATGAATGCTAGCGCTGAAGGTCTTGTTCGCATCACCAAGGCCTTTGAGAACTTCACATCTAAGCTCATCATCACAAATAACTTTGCGGATAAGCTTGAGTGGACATTCACAGGGCTGTTCTCGATCTTCCATATCTTCGCCACCATCCTCGGCGAGGTAGCTCAAGTCATCTTCACGGTCGCCTCACACATTATCAGCGCACTATTCCCAGCGTTCACAGGGATCAACTCTGGCGTATTCCAGATTACGAAGGTAATTGGCAAGGCGATCTACTGGTTCGATCAGTGGTTCACCAAGTTGGACCTCGGTGGAAAGCTACTGAAGCTGCTTCTTCCACCGATTGATCTCGTTGGTAAGGCTATTAAGTGGGTCGTGGATAAGATCCATGACTTTATTATGTGGCTCGACTTCGGTGGAAAGGTCACTAGCGCTGCCAACGGACTGAAGAGTCTAGCGTCGAAGTTCGGGCTCATCAAGGATGCTCTAAAGAACTCGGTTGTCGGCCAGCAGTTCTCCGCAGCTATGGACTCTATCCACAGCGGAATCGACAAGGCCAAGAATAAGCTTCACGAGTTTGGTCAGACTGTCGGCGACAAGCTGAAGGCGAAACTCACCTCTGGAAAGTCCGCTCTGTCTGACTATTTCAAGGGCTTCGACCTGAGTAACATGACCACTTCTGAGGCGATTGTCTCGAAGCTCGGATCTAAGTTCGATGAACTCGGTAACAAGCTCAGGATTTCCGAGAAGGTTCAGTGGCTCAAGGAGAAACTTGTTGAGCTGAAGGATGCGCTTGTCGATACATGGAATACTATTCAAAATAGTAGTGTTTGGGACCACCTTGGCAAGTCCTTCTCCGACATCGGCGGTAAGGTTAAGGAAGTAGCGGTCTCATTCCGCGACTGGGTTAACGGTCACGGTGAGGTCAAGGCCAAGGCTAAGGAAGCTGCGGGAGCAGTTTCAGAGGTTGGGTCTGCCGCAGCCCAGGCTGCTAAGGAGACAGGTCAGGCCGCTAAGGAGAACTTCCTCAAGAAGTGGTTTGAGGACATTAAGCAGGTCGCTCAAGCCGTACACCTTCCGGAACTCTTCGACACTATCAAGCAGAAGTTCGTCGAGTTCAAGGACTTTGTCGTTAACACCTTCGCCCCCAAGGTGAAGGAGGGCGCAAAGAACGCATTCGGCTCTATCGGTACCGCGATGAGTCAAGCGAACTCCAACCTCAAGTCTTATGACATGGGCAAGATCCTTGTCGGGGCCATTGGCGGAGGAGTGCTTATCGCCTTTACTCGATGGATCAACTCCTTTAAGGAGAACTTTGACAAGATCGGAAATGTTGCTGACAAGCTCGGTAACGTCTTCGATAAGCTCGGCGGAGTCCTCGAGGCATTCGAGCAGAAGGTTAAGGCTAAGGCTCTCCTAACGATCGCTATTGCCCTCGGAGTTCTTGCGGGTGCGCTGATCCTGATGTCTCTGGTCCCTGCGCCAAAGCTACTAGTCACTCTTGCGGTCTTGAAGTTCCTATTCAAGATGATGGATGACATGCTTGAGTCCATGACTAAGATGGTGGCCTTCAAGAATGACAGTGTTCGTATTGTGGCTATGCTCATCGCTATGGGCGCAGCCATGATCTTGATGGCGACAGCTGTCAGAATTCTTGCCGGAATGGACCTCAAGGGCGCCGTGGTCGGTCTTGCTGCTATGAAGATCCTGATGATGACCATGCAGGAGTTCATGACCAAGATGGCTGCCACCAAGGGGGTCGAGAAGGGCGCTGGAATTCTTCTTGCTCTTGCTGCATCCTGTGTTATTCTGTCTCTAGCAGTATACACGCTTGGATCCATGGATACCGGTAAGGCTATCCAGGGGGTCGTAACCCTCGCTGCGGTTGTGGCGATTCTGTCTGGGTTCATGATGGTCGTTAGTAAGGATCCCTTCATGGGTAAGGGCGCTGCAATTCTTCTATCGCTGGCTGTCTCTTGTAACATCCTTGTGGCGGCTATCTGGATGCTTGGTACGATGGACACTGGCAAGCTTCTCCAGGGCGTCATTGCTTTGGGTGTCATTATTGCGGAGCTATCCGTAGCAATGGCAATTGCAGGCAGAGCTAATGCCCGCGGAGCGGCTGCAATCATCGCTATGTCTGCAGCGGTTATTGTCTTAACCGGTGCGGTAGCCATTCTCGGCAACATGGATATCATGACGCTAGCTAAGGGACTTATAGCTCTCGCGGCTGGTCTCGCTATTCTGGCGATCTCGATGGCTGCGGCAGACGCCTTCAAGGAAGGTGGAATTGCTCTAGGGATCGCCTCGATCGCATTCCTGGCTCTGGCCTCCGCGATGAAGACCCTATCCGGGATCACGTGGACTCAGCTGGCAATTGGTTTGATCGCTCTTGCTGGTGGTATGCTGATCCTGGTTGCTGCGGCAGCTGGTGCTCAGTACTTCGCGGTAGGTATGATCATCCTTACTGCTGCACTACTTGCGCTAGGACTAGCCCTACTCCCAATCTCAATTGGTATGGCGGCCTTTGCCGCTGTGTTGGGTATTTGTGCCACAACCGGTGCAGCGGCATTCTTGGTCTTGACCGAGGGACTGAAGCAGCTTGCGGCGATTCTGCCCCAGGTGGCGATCGATGTGGCCACAGCTATTGCCAACTTCATCATCACACTAGGAGCAAAGGCCCCTGAGCTGGCGGTGGCCATGGCAGCATTACTTGGAGCGATCATCTATGCCATTAATGCCAACATCCCTGGCATTGTCGCAACGTTGTTCATCCTGATCCAGGCGATGCTCACCGAGCTGGCTAACCACGCCTACGAGTTCGGCGAGAAGGGCGCTACTATCCTTGCAAACTTCCTGAACGGAATTGCTGACAACATCGGCAAGGTCATTGACGCTGCCACCAACGTCATCCTGAACTTCCTTGATGGAATTGCTAGGAATGGTCCGAAGATCATTGACAAGGGTATGTGGACGGTCCTCAAGCTTCTTGAAGGTGTTCGCGATGCTATTAACAAGTACGCTCCTCGTTTCAACAAGGTTGGTCGAGAGATTGCTTGGGCTATTGTCGACGGTATGACCAACGGTCTCGCATCCAAGGCCTGGAGCTTCGGTGAGTCTATGCTGAACGTAGCCAAGAAGGGCTACAACAAGGTCAAGAGCTACTTCAAGATCCACTCTCCTTCCCGACTGATGATGGAACTTGGAGGATATGTCGGTGAGGGTCTTGCTATAGGTATCGAGGATACTGGTGATCGTGTTGCTGATGCCGGCGGTAGTATGGCTGGCGCAGCTTACGACGCTATGTCAAAGGCGCTCGACGGAGTAAACGAACTCATCGAGGACGACCCATCCTTCAAGCCCGAAATCAAGCCCATCCTGGATCTCACCGAGATGCAGAAGCAGGCTAAGGGAATCAACAACTTCCTTCCCGCCATCGGAGTTACGGCTCAGGCTGCTAACGCGGCTCGGCCTCCGGCTCCGATCGCAGTTGACAATTCCGACAAGAATCGTCAAAATGGTGTTACAAACATCACATTCAACCAGACCAACAACTCGCCTGAGGCGTTGGATGCGGCGACTATCTATCGCCAAACCCACACTCAGCTTGCTATGGCAAAGGACAAGTTGACACTATGATCTCAGAGATCTCGTCCACGACAAAGTCGGGGGATCGTCTAACCATCGACATCACGAACCCCTACGAGTCGGGGGTCGCGGTCAAGGAGATTACTGGTCTGGGGCCAGTAAAGGCGGACATCAGCACTGATGGATTCGCCCTGCTGGACGGAGCGTTCCTTAAGGGGATCAGGGTTGGTACTCGTACTGTGGTACTTACTCTGATCCCCTGGGGGACCGACATTCAGGAACTCCGACTCAAGTGCTACTCCTACTTCGGAGTCGGGGAGACCATTACTCTCGGTGTGACAACCGACTGGCTTAACGTGCACTCCGACTTCATTGTCGAGTCCGTCGAGCCAAACATCTTCTCTGAGCGGCAGGAGATCCAGGTCTCCCTTCTTGGGTTGGACCCATACTGGAAGTCCTCCGCTACTCAGATTCAGAAGGTTGTGGGCTTCAATGACAACACCCCCACCTTCGAGTTCCCGTTCTTCTCACAGGATAATCACAAGCTCAAGTTTGGCGACATGACCAACTCCTCGGGTAAGGACATCCGATACCTTGGTGACTATCCGTCTGGAGTTACTATCACAGTTGAGTTCCTCGGAACGGTTAGCAACCTTATCCTGAGCAATACGACCTTCAACGAGACTATGTCTATCTCTCGAGCTGGAAACTTCTATGCTGGAGAGAGTATTGTCGTTGACACTCGTCCTGGTAAGAAGTCTATTACACACCAGGCTCGAGGAAGGAAGTCATACATCACTGGTGTTCTGGCGCCAGGTAGTACCTGGATTCAGATGCATCCGGGAATCAACACGATCGCCCTTCAGTATGCTGGAGGCGTTGACGATGTGAACGTCTCTATGGAATACGATACACTTTATAGGGGGATCTAATGCAGCTGTTCTTCGCGTTCCTTCATAACTACAATTCTTGGATTGAGGTTCCGAATAACTTCTACTCCCTCAACTGGACTGAGCGGGCATATGACTACGGCCAGTTCGAGCTCCAGCTCTACTCGGATCAACCCGGGTACGAGTACAGTCTTGGGAACCTGTTTATTCGAGATGACACATCTACCGCTATGGTCATCGAGACGGCTACGGTGAAGCAGGAGGATGACGGTGTCTACCTCCACAAGTATACCGGGCGCTCTCTCGAGTCGATGTTTGAGTGGAGAGTCCTACCTCACAGGCAGTGGATTGAGCCCGACAAGAATGGCCAGTTCAATGCTCAGATGACTGCTGAAAACTTGGCCCACGCGCATCTTGGGAAGGATGCAGAAGCTGCTCGTAGGATCGATAACTTCAACTTCCACCGGGAAACTCGAGTGTCTCAGATGGCCTACGTCAACGACACTGGGCAGAAGATCCAGGATGGTAAGTGGATCATCTACGACCGAGCACCCATTGCTGAGATGTTCAAGAACGTCTTGTCGGCGTGCAAGCCGAACGGATATTCTCTCTTCTACAAGATCAAACTCGAGAACCAGGGTATTCACTGTTACGTAACTGCCCCGCATCTCATCAATACGATCACACTCGCTCAGGAGAACGACAACTTCTCCGACTTCGAGTCAGTGGACTCCATTGTCGATAAGAAGAGTACGATCTATGAGGTCTGGGACTCCGGAGATGTGGATCTGAAGTGGATTGCCGATGGTAGCACGCACACTCGGGCGCACACACTGCGATCTGAGAATCCAATTACTCGACGAGAAGTCTTGTGGGATAATACTCAGGTCCACAAGCCCTACTCGATCAAGGACTGGAAAGCGCTTACCGATCTTCAGCGGAAGCATATCACCTCTCTGAGCGAGGTGTGGTATCCCTTCTGGGTTCTGGACGCTATGTTCCCGAAGTATACCCCACTCAAGATGATCTCGGGTAAGATCAACAGCTTCTCCAACGTTGAGTACCGTACTGGGTTCGATGTAGGAGATATCTTCTACTACGTCCCCTCTGGCAGCAACGCAGAGCCAATTGAGTGCCAGCTGACTGAGATGACTGAGTCTTGGTCCAGTAGTGGGTTCTCTCGGGTTCCCACTATCTCAATGTCGTCTCGTACCAAGTGGAATGGTGACGGCTTCCGTATCGACTTCACTCGCGGTGGCCCCGGAGAGGTCATTGCTCCTCGAGAAAGGGATTAATGCATGGCCATTTCTAGCGGTTTCTACAACTCGGTGAATGGTGACCGGACATACGATGCTGACCAGTTCGGATCGCTCTTTGACGGTATCATCGCACCGGGTGTCTTCCCGAACGTGGGAGACAAGTTCCGAGTTCGCCCCACCAACAACGGTATGTCTGTATATGTGGGCGCTGGCAAGGCGTGGCTGAATAACCGATGGGTTGAGAACTCAGGCGATGAGACGGTCGCTATTACCGGCTCTCACGCAACCCTGGACCGAATCGATCTCGTGTGTATCGAGGTTGACCGATCCAAGGCTGTCCGTGGCGCCAAGATTAAGGTTGTCCAGGGTACCCCTGCTGTTACTCCGCTGATTCCGAATGTTGGGGACAGTGGTGACCGACAGACATTCGCTCTGGCTCAGATCAAGGTTATTAAGAACTCTCGACAGATTGTCGCCGAGAACATCATCAACCTTGTGGGTAGTGCTCGCACTCCTTATGTTCGCGGCCCTCTCGAGACGATCAACCTGGACTCCCTTCAGGCTAAGCTCCAGGGCGAGTTCAACACCTGGTTCGACTCGGTTCGAGATGCTCTGGCTAACGCGGGGGGTAACACCTCGACTGACGTCGCCAACCTCAAGGTGAGCGACAAGAACCAGAACGACCGTATCCAAGCTGTCGAGGGTCGAGTCGCTGGAACCGAACTCAAGATCACTCAGATCAATGAGAAGTTCACCAACTCGGGGTCAGTCTATGGGATGCTGAACGAGTCGAACGCGGGTGTCCACAACTCGATCTATCGAGGCGCCTCCCTGGGTAACTCGGTGTCTCCGTATCTCCAGGCGATTCGAAGCGGATCGTTCTCGGGGCTGTATCTTGGCGACTACTGGACATACTCCGGTGTCACTTGGCGAATCGTGGCGTTCAACTACTTCATGAACATCGGTGAACCGCCATTCCGCCAGAACCATATTGTGGTTGTCCCCGACCGATCCCTGTTCCGAGAGGCTTGGTCGACTACTATCCCGGATCAGCGCTCATACGTCGACTCGACACTGAACCAGTCTACCATGACTCAGGCGAGTCGTATGGCTGAGTCCATGTTCAACCGATCCAACATGGTCGGCGTATGGACTCGAGTCGCCACCGGGTATGATGGTAACGGCGCAGTCAGGGACTGGCGCTGGTACAACCCCCACATCAATATCATGGATGAGGCCATGCTCTGGGGGACGTCGATCTTCAACGATCCCCTCGCCAAGGGTATGCACCACAACCAGTTCCCCGCCTTCAGGCTCAACCCCGCCCTTGTTAACATTGAGGAGGAGTACTGGCTTCGTGAACGAGCTTCAGCACAGACTGCAGTCTACATGAAGTCTACTGGTCAGTTCTCCCACGCCCCGATTAACTACTCACTCGGGGTACGTCCCTATCTAGCGATCGGTTAACATGCAGCACTTCGGATTCAACCCTCTGCTTGATATCGTTCTTGCGATATTCTTGTCAGTACTGGGATCTTCCGGGATGTGGGCTTGGATCATGAAGCGCAGTGAGCGGAAGTCCGCCACATCAAGGCTTCTGCTCGGAATGGCCCATGACCGGATTGTATATGTCGGGAAGACTTATCTTCATCGAGGATTTCTCACCCTCGACGAGTATGAGGACTTCATGAAGTATCTTGTAGAGCCCTATTCCGAGTTCGGGGGGAATGGGCTTGCTGAGAAGATAGTGAATGAGGTAAAGAATCTTCCCGTCGTCCCCACCCCTAGACCCCCGGCAAAGAGGAAAACCAATGGCTAAGCATCTCCAGGAGAGCAAGTTGAACAACAAGTCCTACGACGTCCTCAAGTGGGTTGCGCTGGTCGCCCTTCCGGCTACCTCTGCGCTCTACCTCACTCTGGCGGCTCTGTGGCACCTTCCTCACCCGACGGAGGTTGCGGGCACCATCGCTGCGATCGACACCTTCCTGGGTGTGCTTCTCGGCGTGAGCTCCACCAAGTACCAGGGTACTCAGCCCTCTGGCGCCCTCCACGTGTCTGAGGACCAGGGGATCCATGCCACCTTCGACCAGGGCGTCGCCGAGATGCTCCGGAATGGGAAGGTGACGCTGGACGTCAAGCAGGTCTAAGCGAGAAAAACCTGCGGTATAATGAACCCCTAGAAAGGAGCCCATCCATGAAGAACCCTGACCCCATTCAGCAGACAATTGAAGCTGCTCTGAAGGAGGCCGAGCTTCACGATCCCTCTAGTGAGGACTACACCACAATTGCTCGAAATGTCGAGACTCTTGCAAAAGCCAAAGCCCTTGGCGAGAGCAAGAAGCTCAGCAAAGACGCAATTCTCGGTGCAGCTACCTCACTGGCCGGTATCGTAGCCGTCCTCCAGTACGAGCGACTTGCAGTCGTCAGCTCGAAGGCGTTCGGTTTGATCATGAAGGTTAAACCCTTCTGAGATTCGTCAGGCCCCCTGTGCTATACGCATGGGGGGCTTGGCTTATCTTTTTTTTCGCGTAAAAAACGGGCTCTATATTGAAACCCGTCATAGAAAGGACACTCTCATGAACCTCTCTCCCGCCGCTGCACAGGCCGCCCTCGACTACGCCGAGGAGCTTGCTGCTACTGGACTGAGCTCTGAGCAGTACGACCACTACTACCTCTGACACAGTTCTAGATCCCGCCATGGGATCTAGGCTTATCTTTTTTTTTGCCTAATCACACCAGTCACAGGAATCGCAGAAATAACACACTGTATATTGAAGACCCTTAGAAAGGAACCACAATGACCACCCTCCTCGCTCTTGTCATCGCCCCCTTCGTCGTCATCGGCACCCTGCTGATTGTCGCCGAGATGGTTGGCAAGAAGAAGACCTGGAACTTCTGATCCTACCACCTTCCAGCCAAAGATCCCGCCACGGGATCTAGGCTTATCTTTTTTTTCGCGAGTATATCTTGTTCTATATTGAAGACCCTACTCTGAAAGGACACACCATGACCACCGCCGCTATCATCACGATCGTCATCCTCTCCCTGCTCCTTGCTGCAGCTATTGTTGCTACTCTTCTGTTCATCTACATCGCATACCTCATGACTGAGGAGCGCGATGAGTACAAGAAGAAGTACGAAGCCCAGCTCAGCAAGAACATCGAGTCGGATGCCGAGAAGATTGTAGACGACCTCCTAGCCGTGTATCGAGCCTCTAAGAAGTGACTCAAGTTTATACCCCGCCATGGGGTATAGGCTTTCCGCGAGGAAATCTGTGGGTATATTGAAGACCCTTAGAAAGGAACCACAATGACCTACATTGCACTCGCTCTGATTACCATCATGGCCATCTGGTTTGCTGTCGCTCACGAAGAGCAGAAGTTCAAGACCGAACAATACCGACGTCTTGTTATTCAGCTCAAGAAAGAGAACGCAGCACTCCGAGATGACACGGTTGACGAAGAGTTCATGCAACTTGCTCTGAAGTGCTTCTCCAAGTGACTTCTCCTATATCCCAACTTGGGATATAGGCTTTCCGCGAGAAAAACAGACCCTTATATGAGACCCCTCTATTTGAAAGGAAACGCTCATGACTGAGACCCACGACAACTCCGTTGAGACCAACGAGAAGATCGTCGAGTTCAAGTTCAACAAGGACGCTGTCCTGCCCGCTATCAAGCGCAACTCCAAGAAGTTGATTGCTGGCGCCGCTGTATTCGCAGCCGGTACCGCTCTCACACTCATGGCGTTCCGCTCGGTTCCGGACACGGACGAGCCCGAAGAGCTTGAGCACGACGACCTCGATGAGCTCGACGAGATCGAAGCCTCTGAAGAGACCGACTGAGACCTCATCCTATATCCCGACCTGGGATATAGGCTTTTCTAAGGAGTACATATGGAATTCGGACAGTGGCTTGGTATCTACGGACTGCTCCTGCTTATCTGGCTCGAGCTTCGAGACATTCGAAAGAAGATGAAGTAACCCGCGAGAAAAACCGGTCCTATATTGAAACCCCTCCGTTTGAAAGGACCACCCTCATGACTCGCATTATCGTTTCTGTCATCAAGAGCGCTGTTTTCATCCTCGGAATTGTTCTCGCCTCCTGCTTTATTGGCAGGGGTGCGAACAGCCGGATGAAGCACGTTGTTGGTGTTCAGCAGCGTTTCATCGCGCGCCGTGATCGTAAGATCAACCGCTGGTAATTCAGCACTATACCCCGACTTGGGGTATAGGCTTTTCTCGAGCTAGAAAGGAGCACACCATGTTCGAGGAACCGCTTATCTACTACATCCTGATCAGTCTCATCTTCCTGATCGTCTTCGGAGCCATCAGCTTTGCCACCTGGATGGTTTGGCTGACAGCCATCTCTTTCTTTGCCAAGCTTGTGGTTACCGCGATCGGTTTCCTGCTGGCGGCTATGACAGTCATCCTCTACACGATCTCGGCGGATTGATATGCTAGTCGTACTTCTCGGTCCAAGTTGTTCAGGCAAGTCTACATTCCAGAAAGAGCTGGTTGAGAATGAGGGGTACCATGCAGTCCGCACTGCAACGACCCGACCTAAGCGTATGGGAGAGGACCTATCTTCCTACTACTTCCTCAAAGATCAAAGCTTTGCTGAATGGGAAGTACGGGGCGACCTCCTTTGCGTCGAGACCTTCCGAGGCTGGCGATACGGGGTACCACGTGACGAGATTACCCGGAGGGGAGACCGCCCTAATCGAGTTGTCATCCTCACACCCGGAGGTGTCATGGAACTCCTATCACGACACCCAGACATTATCACAGCCGATGCGCTGTCCATCCTATACCTTGGCGTCGACGGAGCAACGGGAGAGGCTCGCGCCTATTCTCGAGGAGACGACCGACGGGGGGATCTGCGCCGCAAGGGGGCCGGCCC